GGCAAGGTGTCACTGAATAAGCGCAGCGACATAATCGAGCGGTTCCAGACGCAGAAAGACCCGCATGTGCTAATAATCCAGCCACAAGCTGCCAGCCATGGTCTTACGCTAACAGAGGCAGATACTATCATCTGGTATGCGCCGGTAACCAGCGTGGAAACCTACCTGCAAGCTAACGCACGTATCGACCGTCCCGGCCAGAAGAACGCCATGACCGTGGTGCACATCAAAGGCAGTCCGGTGGAGGAGCGGCTGTACAGCATGCTAAAAAATAATATCACCAACCACCAGAAACTTATTGACTTGTACAAGGAAGTTATGGAAATATAGTATTTGACATTGTCAAAGCTAAGTGGTAACTAACAATATAACGTACCACTACAACGAAGGAGCACAAATATGGAAGACTTACCCGTAGACAAGCTTGTACGTGTCTACCGCAAGATACGCGATGCCGTGCAAGAAAAGGAAGACGCCCACAAAGCCGAGATAGCGGAGCTTAGGGGGCAGATGGACATGATTAGCGCCAAGCTTCTAGAAGTCTGCAACGCACAGAACGTCGATAGCCTACGTACCAAAGAAGGTACGATAACGAGACGCGCTGCTACCCGATACTGGACGAGCGATTGGGAGTCCATGTACAAGTTTCTTAAGGAGAATGATGTTATGCATCTTCTCGAACAGCGCATCCACAATGGCAACATGCGTAATTACCTAGAGGAGAACCCCGATAGCCTACCTATCGGCCTCAATGCAGATACTAAGTATGTGCTTTCGGTTCGTAAACCAACAACCAAGTGAGAGAAACAATGACCAATTTGACTATCTTCAAAAACCCCAATGCTGTCGCAGTGGCGTTGCCACCATCCAAGATGGGTACGCAGATTGCTTCGGGCATGGGCGGCTACAACCGCATCGCCACCAACACCAACGGCACGTTCAAGCGCATCGTAAACGGTGAGCAGGTTGGCAAGGCCATCCGTGGTGAGTTTAACGCCATCATCCTTGCTATGCTGGATAAGCCTAGCCGTAGCTTCTACGCTAACGACTATGACCCCGACGCCAAGGGCAGTGCACCTGACTGCTTCTCTAACCTAGGTGACAAGCCAGAAGCATCCGCCGCCAACCGTCAGTCCGCTAATTGCGCTAGCTGCCCTAAGAACATAGATGGTTCGGGTAAGAACGGTAAGGGTAAAGCCTGTCGCTTCAGCCGCAAGGTAGCACTGTTCTTGGACGGCGATGAGTCCGGTGATGTATATCAGTTCAACATCCCAGCTAAGTCGCTATTCGGTAAGGCTACTGGTAACGTCCTTCCGTTTGAGCAGTACTGCCGCCATCTGGTGTCAAACAATGCAGCGCCTGACCGCGTGGTTACTACGGTTGCGTACAACCTTGACGCAGAAACTATGGAGCTTAACTTCACTGCTGACCGGTTTATTGACCTAGATGAGTTAGCGCGTGTCAACGAGGCGCAGAACAACCCTGCCACTATGCGCTTGATTAGCTTCGACATGGCGAAGGCCACAACTACGGAAGAACCTGTCAAGCTTACAGCACAGCCGGAGCCAGAACCAAAGGCTAAGAAGCCATCCTTCTTGGATGACGACGATGGTGAGGACGATGAAGAAGAAGCATTGGCCGAACCAGTGAAGCGCCCTTCTAAAAAGGCTACTACCGCTGCCGCTGTTGATGCACCTACCGGCACACTTGCCGCTGTGGTTAGTGACTGGGCCGACGACGAAGAAGAAGACGACTGATGAGCGGCGGTTATAGTCTACGTATACAGGAAGCAAATGCCAAGGCGAGCAAACACAAGTTGGGTGTTCGTCTGGGTAGGCTCTGTATCGCGCAGGACATACCCGTAGCTGTGGTAGCCAAGTGTACAGGTGTAACGAGGCAAACAGTATACAACTGGTTCTGCGGGACTTCGGTCCCGCAGGGCAGTGCCACGGCGCTTATAGCTTCATACATGGCTAGTCTGGAGAGCTCTACTTCCTAACGGGGTAGAGAGTTTTTTCTTTTAGGAGTGGGCTTGTGACTTGCCCTATGGAGTGGTGTCTGCGTGGCAGAGGATTTTGACCTTTTATCAGCGGTGCAGCCCCAAGAGGGTTGGTACGCTATCGTCGGGCTAAGCCCCGACAGCAAGCAACAGGAGCTAGTAGAGACCCGTGAAGAGGCCGACGCATGGGCCAAGACGTTCCTCAACCAAGGGAAGAATGTATTTTTTGGTGTAGCTAAGTATACAGACGGTAAGAGCAGGAAGAAAGAAAACGTCAAGTCACTTAAGTCACTTTGGCTCGACATAGATTGTGGGCCAGAGAAGGACTACGATACACAGGAAGAAGGGTTAGATGCCCTTCGTAAGTTCTGCAAGACAGTCGGTATGCCTAAGCCCACCATAGTTAATTCTGGGCGCGGTCTGCACGTATACTGGACGTTGACTGAAGAAGTTACACGTGAAGAATGGGAGCCTGTGTGTCTAAGGCTGAAGGAAGTCTGCACCACTAAGGAGCTACGTGTCGATAACAGCTGCTTCGAAGCAGCGCGTATCCTGCGTATTCCCGGCACGTTTAACTTTAAGGGTACGGACCCCCTACGTGTAGAAGTCATAACGATTGGTAAGCCGACACCCATGCAGGACATACGTGACCTGTTGGGGGTAAAGGAGACGAAGGCGACACTGTTTGGTGACATGCCTACATTCGCACCTAGCCCGTTAGCTAAGCTTATACGTGCCAACATGGAGTCGAGCTTCACCAAGATTATGAACCGTGGTCAGAACGGGTGCAAGCAGCTTAACGCTAGTTACGCAGACCGCAGGGAAATATCTGAGCCACGATGGTTTGCTGCGTTGTCAATCGCCAAGTTCTGTAAGGACCGTGATAAGGCTATACACAAGTTATCCGCAGACCATCCTGACTATGACCCTGACAAGGTTGAGCAGAAGGTAACACACATAGTCGGGCCGCACACATGTGCGGAGTTCGAGAAACACAATCCCGGCGGATGTGCAGGGTGCCCGCACATTGGCAAGATACGCTCCCCTATTACACTAGGTAAAGAACTGAAGGAGGCAACTCCAGAGGACAACGTAGTTATAGAGGAAACCCAGCTTGGGGCAGTGAAGTACCATATACCCGAGTTTCCCTTCCCCTACGTACGGGGCAAGCACGGTGGCGTATGGCGCAAGGTTACACCCAAAGACGAGGAAGAAGGCGTCGAGGACGTTGTATTGGTGTATCCGTACGACATATATGTAGCCAAGCGTATGGATGACCCAGTCGAGGGGGGTGTAGCACTTATTCGTCTGCACAGCCCACAGGATGGCGTCAAAGAGTTCACGGTGCACAATTCAAAGGTGATGGACGGTAACGAGCTACGCAAGTTCCTCGCCTCTAAGCACGTGATGCTTAGCTCCAAGGTCGATTATGCGTACTTGGTGGACTTCATAGTAAAATCAGTAGCTCAATATTTTCACAACACAAAGGTAGAACAAATGCGCAATCAATTTGGATGGGTCGATAACGACAGTAAGTTTATTATAGGCGACCGTGAGATAAGTGCCGAGGGGACATACCATAGCCCCCCGTCGTCAGTCACCAAGGCACTAGCCGAACACATGACAGCTAAGGGTACGTTGGAGAAGTGGACAGAGGTGTTTAACCTGTACGGACGTCCGGGCCTTGAAGGGCATGCGTTCGCAGCAGCCACCGCCTTCGGTGCGCCTCTCTTGCGTTTCTCCGGTCAACGTGGGGCAATCATTAACGTGGTGCACCCCAAGTCAGGTACAGGTAAGACTACAGCCCTGCTTATGGCTAACAGTGTATACGGCGACCCAGCGGCGCTATGTGCCAAGAAGGACGACACGTTCAACTCGAAGGTATTTAAGATAGGGGTTTTCTGTAACCTGCATATCAGCTTCGACGAAATGTCGAACACAGAGCCCAAGCAACTAAGTGAACTCGCCTACTTGATTACACAGGGTACAGGCAAGGATCGCATGAAGGCGTCTTCAAACGAGCTTCGGGCAAACCTGACGTCATGGCAGACCATAGCACTGTGCTCGTCTAACCACTCGTTCTACGAGAAGCTTGAGATTGCCAAGGGGTCGCCTGATGGTGAAACCATGCGCATCATCGAATACAGCATCGACTATTCTGACGCGATTGACATCGAGTATGGCAAGAAGATGTTCGACCACCAGTTGCTTGAAAACTACGGGCATGCAGGTGACATCTACGCACGGTACCTGATTACGCACTATGACGAGGTGAAGGCGCTTTATGCTACGGTTCAACAGCGCATCGACTCCAAGCTTAAGCTAACACAGCGTGAGCGGTTCTGGTCGGCAACAGCAGCAGCTAACATAACGGGTATCTACATCGCCCTGCATCTTGGCCTGTGTAACTGGGACATTGCTGCCATCTTTAAGTGGACGTGCAAGATGATACTCAACCTACGCAACACGATGACACCGCCACCCGAAGGTGACCAGCAGATACTTGGTGAGTTTATGAACGCCCGTCTGGGTAACATTCTCATAGTTAATGACGGGGTAGACCGTCGCAGCAAGATGGTGGAAGTACCGCAGTTAGAGCCGTTGCGAGAGCTTATGATACGCTACGAACCGGATACTGCTAAGGTATACATAACTGCTAGCTCGTTCCGTGAGTATTGTGGGGCACGTAACATTGCTTACCGCTCGACCATTAACGCTATGAAAGCCAAGGGCCTGTACCTTGACGCAGAGAACAAGCGCATGTCAAAGGGCATGAAGGTCAACACGGTGCCGGTGCAGTCGCTAATCTTCGACGCTAACCACCCTGACTTTAGTGGCATTACGGACCTGTTCAATAACGCAATCACGGCTGTGAAGCCGGACGCCGACGAAGAGTGAAGGTAGCTGGGGTCAGCTACGATATAAACTGGCGCGCCTTCACCAAGGGCGCGTCACTGTTCTTCCCGTGCCTAGACCCAAAAGCCGCTAAGAAGGAAATACGCCCCGTGCTACGCAGACTGAAGCTAAAGGTAGTGTACCGGAGCGTGGTGGATACCAAATCTGGTATTAGGGGTTTACGTATCTGGAGGATGTGATTATAAACGTCCTCGGAAGATGCTCCTTCCGTTGGTTGATACTACCCCCGCTGGCCTACTCCCCAGCGGGGGTTTTTTATGGGCGGAACTTATCTGCCATACCGATATCTTTCTCTGCAGTCTTCTTCTCAAGCCGCATGCCCTGCACTGTGCGGCCCCGTACATCCGCACGACCCTTGAGTGACCGCATGATGGTCTCTTCGGTAATTATGAAGCTTGGGTCTGGGTACGTGCGGTTGAACGGAATAACCTCGTCGGTGATGAACTCCTGTAGTTGCTCCTTAGAAGTAATATCACCCTCACGTAGCTTCCTATCCAAGGTGGATAGCAGCTGGGTCTTCTCCGCCTTTATCTTTTTGTCGTTCTTACTACGAGTGATGTAGTAGTCCTGCCATCTAGCAAGACGCAGTGGTCGGAAGCCAGATATCGTGCGGAACGTATCCAACCCAGTGATATCGTTCTTATCTATAATGACATCACCCTTGCGGGTAACCACACCTTCGGCTTCCCCTTGCTCCGCTGCTACCCATGACCGAACAAACGCAGGTGCCATCTTCTTGATACCACCATACATATCGCCTTCAGCAAAGTTATCCTTTGCATTGAACGCCTGAATAAGCATCTGCCCACCTGCTACGTTAGCCAGCAGTGTTTTTATTATGCTGTCACCAGTGGAGTCACCTGCAACTGCTTCGCGGAACCACATATTCTTGAGGTCGAGTGATGTACGGCTAGACAGTTCAGTGTTCGATAAAGCGCCAAGCGGGCCGTGTATAAGAATGTCTGCCAACGACACGTCGCCAACCATCGGCTCTCCGAACTTATCCATCAACCATGCACGGAACATAATGTCGGAGTCGTAGGCGACACGTGGGTCAAGACCCATAAGCTTGCGCACATCCTCATCATCTTCTTCGTCAAAGCTTTCAGATAGCGCCAGTGCCATGACCGAGTACAGGGGCATACCTAGAAGGCCACCAAATACGCCAGCCATCATCAAGACGCCGCCTAGTTCCTTCATAGCGCCCGCACGTGCGGCCTTTGCTTCTGGTGAAGCTCCGGGGTACAACCCACGCCCGATATCTCGCATCGCGCCTACTAGGAACTTAGTCTGCAGAATGGGATGCATCTTGAAGAGGAACAGTGCACGAGACACATCGTTCTTCATTATGCGTGAACGTTCCCAGTTGGAGTAGTCACCAAGAGTATCGCGCACAGTATCTAGGGCAGTGGTGACTGCCTTATCAAACACTACCTTCTCAGGTGCGCCGGGGTTTTTAGCAGTCTCTGCCTTGTACGCTAACTCAAACGCCATGAAGTAGGCTGCTTGGCGTGAGATGTTTTCCAACCCTTGGAACATGACGCCCATGGCTTTACCTGTTACCGCAGCAGTTTCGGCAACGGTGCGCGCTGCACCCGTACGGTGCTTCTGTCCTGTTTCCCGCTCGTTCTGGATTAGTGTATCCTGCACGGTCTCAAGCACGTTGCGCTCCATACCTGCCGCCAGTGCCCTACGTAGAAGTTTACCTTCTTTGGTGTCAGCACTAACCAATTTAGAGCTTAGTATGTTGGGCATCAGGACATCAAGCGAGTCACCCACACCGGCTATCCCTGTGCGAGTGCTCTGCACCTTAGCTTTACCTAGAGTGTTCCATATCTTCATATACTTCAGCCACATGCGGGTGCCTTCCGCATACCCGTAATCCCGCCACAGGCGTGGCACCACACGTATCGGTATGGAAGTAAGCTGCAGCATCGCTGTCGCTGGCGCTGTCAGGTAGTAGAAGTAAGACGCACGGTTAAGGGCGTTAATAAACGAACTCTGCGGGCTTGGGTTTATCTCGTCTTCGGCACGCTGTTCTAATTCATATATAGCGGCTTTAAGTCTAGCCTGCTCTGTAGTTGGGCGGTCCGACACGTTGTCACGTGCCTCCTCGGTTTTTAAGCGTATGTCCCCGGCGTATGCCAGCTTGCTTAGTTGGTTAGCATAGCTGCTCGCTTGCGATGCAAAGTTCTGTAGGATATCCTGCTGGAACCCGACTACCTCTTGAGCATGCATGAACCGGCGGCGTACTGACCGTTCGGGGGTAGATAGCAACCATGTCTGGTAGATGCTGTCCGTCAGGTCTTTGAAGTCGCTGGCACCTAGTACACCACTTGAAGCAAACTCGGCCTTGGCTTTACCCACTAGGTCAAATATCTTCTTCATCATCTGGTCGTCAGTTTTTAATTCTTCCTGCAACTGTGCGACGTCGTACCCTATAGTAAGTACCCCATCGTTCTTCTCAGGGTCTATACCTAAGCGCTTAGCTATCGCTTTCTTCGCAGCTATTTGCTGCTTGGCAGTTTCGAACTGGTAGAACTCACGCTCCCGCGAGCCGTCCTTGGCAGCGGATACACGTATGTAGTATTTACCTGCCCGCATAAACGGAAAGTAGTCTTTGGTGAACAAGCTTGAGTCAAGATTGTAGAATATGTCGCCGCCCTTCTTGGATTCATCGGGGTTCATAACTTCCCGCATCATATCTGCACGTAGGTCACGCAAACGCTTGGCTTCTTTAGTACCGGCGATAGACGCAATCCGACCGTCTAGTAGTGCAAGCTCGGCTTCGAACATATCTTTGTAGTAGGAACGTATTTCCTTGTATAGCTTGTGCCCGTTCTTAAGCTCACCTAGCTTGTCCCACAAAGCATGTGTATCGCGGATACGACGGGTAAGTTCCGCTATCTGCTTCATCTGGTCACTGGTATTTTTGCTATCTATGGCTGTCTTAGATAGGTTCGCTACCAACTTCTTCATAGCGGTAGACATAGCTACCTTGTCACCCTTTACGGTGATTGCGTCTTTGCTCTGCATAACCAAGGCTTTTACCTCGGCTATTATACGGGCAGCTAACACCTTATCGTTGGCGTTCTTCAGTATGCGAGCTTCGACCTCCTTCATGGCAGGGTGATTAGCCAGTGCATCGTCAGCAGACTTGAAATCGTCGGGTGCCATTTCATTTATACGGGCAGTGCTCTGCGTCTGGGCCAGTAGTTGGTCTTTATCAGACAGAAGGAACTCGTCTAACTCCATACCAATTTGCTCTGCAGCTTTGAGTATGTTGGCCTTCATGGCAACCATCTTCTGCACCAACGTGTCAATCTCACGTATGGTGGGTATATCTGGGCCGAACCAGTTTAAGATGCCAGACGTCGGTATAGTCTTTAGCGTGGCCACCAAGGTAGGTGGTGCCATGGCCTCTAGGTTATCCTTTAGCCCACCGCCCCAGTCTTTCCAGCTATGCCCCTTAACAACCTGCTCTACACCTTCAGCTATGCCGTTAGTGGAGGTAGACTTCTGGGTACGGCGCATACCGGGACTTATACTAGCTTCAGCAGTTCCTATTTTCTCTTTGTTCTGCTTAGTGGTCTTGGGCCGTGAGTATTTTGTGGTAGGTGCAGCACCACCACGCCAGCCGTTAATATACCGCATGCCCTTGACGAGTGTGCTTTCCTGCGCACCGTTTACGACACGCTCGTGGCCTGCAGCCAGTATAGCTTCTACGTCCGCATCGCTGATTGCCAGATTGATACCCAGCCTACGTGCAAAGTTACGGATAATAGCTGCAATGCGCTTTAGCATTGTCGGCCTAAGCTGCCCATTCTCGGACATCTCGGCTAGGATTTCTTCTACTGCGCGGGCGGTACGGTTGGTATCCTGCGCATAGGCATCTGGGTTAGCAGCTAGCCACGCATCGGTATTGGCCCGTATGTTACCGTTGCTTTTATACAGTGCAGTCAGAGCGCTATCTAGCTCGCCACGGAACAGCTTCTCAAGGCCAACGTGGCCAAGAGCTTCATGGAACAGCACCGCCTTAGCACGCTCTACGGACTCAAGGTTGTCGGCAATTAGATACACTGTACCATCAGGGGCCACGAAGCCTTCTGCATTGGTAGCGTTATCTTGCATCACAGCCCGACGTACCTTAGCGTCAGCTATGTCGTTAACAGACTGGACTACCGTAACTACAGGTGGCCCCTTCCATACTGACACGATGGCATCTACCGCTGCACGTACCTTAGATACGTCTGTCTTAACTTGGCCCGGTTGCGCTTCACCCCTACGGTACTTAGATACACGGCCTTCGGCTATGTCGATTTTGGCTTCGCGTTGTTCGCGCTGCTCGGCACTGGTGTCTGCACCTTCCATCTCGCCTAGCTTCTGCTGCACCTTAGCGCTGCCCACACGGGATGTAGCGCCTTCGCGCTCAAGCTGACGGTTCTCTGCCATGGAGCGCAGCTTAGACCTGATCGGGTTCAGCATGCGGTTGTTTACTAGCTTAGTCAGCTTCTCGTTGGCGACGGCTAGCTCTGCTTCCGCTGCCTTGGCTTCAACACCTGTGGTGTTGCGGAACTTGGACATTGCTGCACGGGCTTCTTCTTCAGCCTTGGCAATGTTGTCCTGCGGACGACCATACTTATCGTATGCGTCGGGGCGTTCTATCTGACGAATAAGCTCGGTGCGCTGGTTGTTGTCTATCTCGCCACGCTCACGCGCAGCATCAATATCACGGGTAAGTTCCTGCACCATGGATGTAGCCACGGTGGGGTTCGCGGAGTCCGTCTCTTGAATAGATGTAGGGGGAGCAACGTATGGAAGAAGGTCCATCGCCTGTGCTTCAAAGTCCTGCAGGTTATCTGCGGCTGCAAACAACTCTCCGTCTGGACCTACAACCCTGTAAGGCTTCGGGCTGGTTGCATCAACCTGCACACTATAGGCTTCGTTAGCAGGGTTAGCGCGACGAATGGCATCTTCGATGTTTTTTACAAAGTCAGCCGTGTACTGCTCGTCTTTCGCTGCGCGTTCTTGCTGCAGCCTATCAAACTCATCGGCACGTGCCTGATTTTCCGCTTCGCGGTCTTCAGGTGCAAGCGCACCTTGCTCCAGTTTGCGCTGCTGGATTTCCTCAAACTTGTCGAGGCGGTTTTCTTCCTGTGTAGGCAGTGCGCCGAATAGACCTTCTTGGCCCGCAGCTTCTACCGTGCTCGCACTGGGTGGACGTCCTCTACGTGAGTATACAATGCCTGAAGGTGACGAAGCCGCCGCACTTAGGCGCTCAACGGCTTCTGCTTCGTCGATACCGTATTGGTCAGCAAATGCACGAACTTCATCTTCGTTTGCAGTCGCAGCAAATGCTGGCGTAATAGTGGGTTGGGTTGTGTTACGGCGGTACTGGGCGTTGACGCCACCAGTAGGGGGAGCGTTAGTATCCTGTGTTTCAGAGATTGGGGGAGTAAAATCAAACCGACCAACCGCTGCACGGATGCGGTCGATAGTGGCTTCGGGTTTATCATTTTTACCGATATCAAGCCCTAGTCCGCGTCCAATCGCATTTATTCTAGGTGTGTTGAACGGCACACCGCCAGCGTCAACGGCAGAAACAAGATCAATAGCTGCTTGCTCTATAGTAGATGGTTTACGTTGCTGTGGTGCACCTGCACCTGCAAACTCGGCCTCACGCATGCGCTGCATGGCAGCTTCTTCTTCGGTATCAACCGGAGGCGGGCCAGTAAAGTTAGAGCCTGTGCCTTCTTCGGCTGCTGCTTCAGCTTCTCCTTGTGCCATCCGTTCGGCACGTGCCCGCTCTAGTTCTGCAGCTTGCTTGTCAATAGCTTCTTTGGCGGATTTTAAGTTCTCGACAACTTGCGTTGCCTTCTCCAAGGGAAACCCGCGCTTGACGAATCTAGCTTCTGCTTCAGATATAGTTTGCTCGTCTGCATCTGCAGGCAGGGCGTCAAGTTCTTGGGCAATCTCTTCTGTGAGTATCTGACGGTTTTCCGCCTTTGCTGCACGTGCACCACCATAACCACCCAGAAACAGGGACGCGATGCCTTCGGACGCAGCCTGTCCAGCTACACCCCTAAACGTATCTACATCGAAGCCCTCGCGCTGCAGTGCTAGGTTCTGGGACAGTTTTTCCTGCCCACCTTGTACAGATTCTGGTACAGCTTCTACAACTGCACTTTTGGCAACACCACCCAGCACGCTCTTTCTGGCACCGACCTTTACGGCCTCTACAGCTTCACGCTCGGCTACCTCGGCGGCAACCTTCTTGACTACGTTATTACCTATGCTGCGAGCGAACTGCGGGCCAAAGCCAGTAGCCGAAGCAAGTGCGCCTATGGCACCACCAAGTGCAATCTGGTCTATATTCTTGCCGCTATACTCCTGCGCCTTCTCGGCGGCGGCAGCGGCGTCTTCTTCAGATGCACCGTTCTTTACGAACTCGCTGTATACCGCATCGTACACGGAACCTTTTATAGTACCTGCGCCTGACGCTGCGCCAAGCCCAGCCATAGTAGCTAGGGGTACGGCTCCTGTACCTCCGGTGGCAACACCCGCTGCGATAAACGGTGCCGCCGAACCTGCCACGCTGGCAATGCTCTCTAGTGGAGAGTAAGTGAACGCCCTAGCTGCAGCCTTTACTTCTTCCCAGACACCTTTGCCTTCAGCGTCTTTCTGGATTTTACTGGCGATTTCAGCATCTTCACGAGACCCAGCAGATTTCAAAGCAGCCGCTGCTTTAGCTACATAGTCAGCCGCATCGGATACAACATTGTCGGCACCAAACACATCTGCGATTGACTTGGTAGTGCCGCTTAAACCTTCGACCGCACTCAAGGGTATGTCTGCAATAGGCGCAAGCAATCCGCCTACTAGCGGGATATTTTCAATTGCGCTTGGCTTCTGCTTAGGCGTGGTCAGCCTGTTGAGGTCAAACCCGTTCTTCGTTAGCTTAGCATTAAGCTGTGCCTTAGTAATTCCTGCTGGTACGTTTCTTATAACTGTACCGTCGGGCATGCGTACATCAGGCATATATCAACCTTACTTTAGTGAACCGTAGTCCAGAGTATCTGCTGTGCCTCCTGTAGCACCGGTAGCGCCCTGTGGGAATAGGGTTCCCATATCGCCAGTGCCCCCAAACTCTTCTTTAACCTTAGCAAGCTGCTTTTCTGCAGCTATATATGCAAACTGCCTAGCTTGGTTTTCTGAATACCCTTTTCTTATTAGCACGTTATAGAACGTTTCTATAAACCGGTCTTTGGTATTTTCCTTATCTTTGCTGTCAGCCATTATCTTGGCTAGGTCGGCACCTATCTTTGACCTTTCGATGTCGAGCATAGCTCTCTTATATGCAACGTCTTCCTGACGGGCTGCGATACCTTCATTAAGAACAGCGGCGGACTTGTTAACGTCCACGCCCATCTGCATGGCTTCTATTTGCTCTTTACGGCTAAGGTTTGCTAGTGCAGAGCGTTCACGCTGCATTTCGCGTATACTCTTTTCCTCTGCATCTAGTCTCTTTGAAATGTCTCCGGCACCACCACCAAGACTTCCAAATATACTACCAAAAGTGCTCTTGTCCTTTGCATTAGCAATACGCTCTGAAAGATCACCTAGACCTGCGAAGAACGCATCTTTTTTGCCCTGTGCACGGCTCTCAGGAGACAATTTTTCCGCAAGTTCCTTACGAAGTTCAATGTCCTCTTCAGACTCTGCTGGCATCAAGCTTTTAATTAGGTCGATATTACCACGTAGGTTCGTAGGTAGGCCGTAGACGGTGTCGTCTCCCTGCGCAGCATCTACAAGTTCTTCGCCCCCAGCGTCTTTCGACCCTGAGTACCGGCGTAAGATATCCTGCTCATACTTGCGTGTCTTAGCTCCATGCCCCTTTGTGTTAGGCCCAGCAAAGTGGAATGCTCCGGCTTTGCCGATATCACCACCACCAAATTCAATTGCGTCTTGTAGCTGCGCTGTTCCTAGCGCGTCTTGGTAGGCACGGCCTTCTTTGCTTCGACCCTTATTACCTTGCAGTAGGTCGGGGCGATAGGGGAGACCGAGTCGTTCGGCTAAAGCGCGAGCAGTTGGTGGCATGAACTGATACGCACCTAGTGCGCCACTACCTTCAGCATTAGCTACACCGTAGTCGCCACCGCTTTCTTGGGCTATGATGGCTTTGCGGAAGCGTTCAAGGTCGATACCGCCACCTCGGCCAAATGCAACCATACCGCCACCTGCATAGCCCTCGTCAAAGCCACCGCTACTGGGCTCATCAAACATAGTGTCAGGTACAGGTAGTTCAGAAAGACCACCGCCAGCCATATATGGAGGCACCATGCCACCTTCAGCCATACTAGGCATCTCTTGCGGCATACCCATTTCTTGAGGCGCAGCCATTTCTTGAGGCGGCATTTCCTGTGGCGGGGGACCCATTTCTTGAGGCGGCATAGCCGCAGCTTCTGGAGTAGCACCAAGACCTGCAGGGGCACCCATAGGGGCACCCATAGGTGGCGCAGGGGGAGCAGGGGGAGCAAAGACCTGTTGGGCCACAGTCTGCTGGGGTGTAGCTTCAGTCTGCGCAGCCGACCGCATACGGTCAATAAACATACCTGCTAGCGTGCCCGCAGTAGGGTCAAGAATACCCATCTGCATAGCTTCAGCTATCTTCTGTTTGTTGCCGCCGTAGTCCTTGGCTATCGCTTCAGGAGACTGTATGGTAAACGGTTTAGTTTCCACTTTAAATTACTCCCGCCCTGTTAGCAGTATTGTAGAGAGCAGCTGCGCCGAGACCGCCACTAACTAGCTGCGAGCCTAGCGAAGCATTGGGAGCGTAAGTTGTGCTAGTTGTATTCGGTGTTACTGGCACACCGCGTAGCAAGCTGCTGTACTGCTGCATCTGCTCCATCGGATAATCACGCTGGCGCAGGAAGTCTTGATACGCCGTGTCTAGGTACTGCTGGTTCATCGCTTGCTGCTGCGCAGCTGTACCCTGCTGCATACCCAAGCGGGCTTGGTCGGCTTGCGACTGCGCCGAACCAATATTAGCAAGTGTCTGACCCATCTGACCGGCTTGCGCCAGCCCTGCAAGCCCCTGCTGCGAACCAAACTGACGAGACTGCTCACCCATACGTTGAGTATCAAGCCCTGCCTGCTGGTTAGCCAGTGCAGCGCGCATCGCTTGCTCTGAGTTAAGTCCTTGCGTCTGAAGTTGGGCTGCGAGGTTTTGCACGTTAGCCTGTGACTTAGCATCAAGGTTAGCAAGAGCGGTTTTCAAACCGACGTCAGTGCCAAGTTGCTGGACGCCAAGTTGAGCCGCCAAGTTCTGCTGCTGCGCTGTCATAGTCGCGCCACGATCACGCTCAAACTGAGCCTGTGCGTTTTCAAACGCCGATTGCGAACCACGTGCTTGGATGTCACCTAACTGCGTACCTAGATTACGCTCACGCTCGAGACCAGCAAGAAGCTGGCGGCTACCACCATATGTGCCCTGACGAGCAGCGCCGAGGTCTTGCACAATCTGCCCCTGCCGCGCATCGCGGACGGCTTCGCGCTTCTGGGTATCTACTACGTTCTGCATGTACGGCGACATGTACTGGTTGGTTTGCTGCTGTCCGAACTGGTCGGGAGCTTGCATCTGGAACGTCGTCAGATTGGGGTTGTAGTTAGTCTGCGCCGCTTGCATACTGGGCGCATTAACCTGCTGTGCATTCACCTGTTGGAAACCAAATTGGCCGGGAGTATACTTCCCCGCCTCCAAAGAACCAAGACCCGCAGCGGTAGCAAGCGTGCTAGCATTGCCGAACTGTCCCGGTGTCTGCATACCTAGGATATTCTGTTGGACTCCACGCTGCTGCTGCGTGAAATCAGCTATGCGCTCTTGACCGTAGGGTTGGTAGTCAGTTGTTAGCGTCGTGCCTGCCCGCTGCATCAGCCCTTCGAAATAGGGGCGTGCGTATTCGGGGAGGGTTGACTGAGTAACCTCCGACTTTTGTACTTGATTGCTACCGCCACCACCGCCCATATTACGCTCCTAGTCCTGCATCTGCGACCGGCAATTCATATACCTGCCAAAGTGCTTTATATCCATCGTCTTTAAAAATCTTTGACCAACCGATCCTACCAGAAGATTCGATCCGTTCACAGTCATTATCGTGCGCCCAGTGCTGCAACATTTTAAGCATAGGAGTTTTCCATTCCATACCTTCATCACCTGCGCAAAATACCATATCAAGGCATAACATACGTGGGTACTGCTTAAAGCAGGTTATTGTAATACCTTTTATCTCTTCGCCTGTAAATGCAACCCAGAGATGATGGTCATACTGCGTAACCGAGTCGAGGATATCTTCAGGCTCATACCGACCAAACGTATACTCCGCAGCTTTACTCAAGTGTGGGAAGATGCGAGGCCATAACTCACTCACATGTTCGGTAGGAATTAAAGTAACTTGCATTATGCAAGCCCACGCCGCACTTTAGTATCTTCTCCACGGTCCGCTTTCTTGCGGGCTTTGTGCGCCTTGTTCATAAGTGAGTACAGCTTGGCAGTGCCCTTCTTCGGGTTGCCGCCGCCTAAGCGCTTAACTGCCTCTGGCGGGAATAACACTTCGTCGCGGGCGACACGTGCTTCCTGCTTACCACCGATACGTGCTTTAATGGAGTCGCTTACCCCGTCACCGGGCCCTTGCAGGGGGCGTCCGCCCATACGAGACAGAAGCTCCATACCTGCATTGCTGCTGCCGTTACCAAGCTCTGATACAGTGCGAGCATCAACGACAAAAGAGCCGTTCTTCATATCTACTTCACCGCCATCGGCGTAGCCCATGTCTTGTTGGGGGTCTACCATATACGGAGTGAGTATCTGGTTGTAGCGGTTCTGGCCCTTCTTAGCGTTAGGGTTCAGGACATTTTGTAGTATGGGTGTGCCCCGCGCAGTGCTGGAACCCGGCTGTACGACTTGGCCCTGCATGTTATAAACTTCAGGCATACCTACGTCGAAGTAGCGACGCTCCTTGGACGACTTAAGAAGGTCTTCGGTGTTGTCTGCGAAAGTAGCATTGCGCTTCTGCGCAGTGTACGGACCAGCATAGGAATTATCTATGACGCCGTCATCACCCATAGTGCCTTGTTTTGGGGCCATTGCACCGGAGATACCACTCGTAATGCCTGAAACACCCAACATAGGAGCAGCTTTAGAGATAATGCCCGGAGTACCAGCAGGTAGACCTGCACGTGTAGCTTGAGCGAAGCGCGAACCTAAGCCGCCTGTGAACTCTGCGCCTTTCATTACCGGAGGTGGCATATTGCCTACAGAGTTAGCGAACTGCCGAGCAAACTCTGGGCTGTTTATAGCTGCCTGCATAGGGTTAACCGCCGTAGGCGCTACGGTCGGTGCAGTTAATGTAGTAGCCCCCGGACCACCAGCAATGCCGGATGCTGGGATGTTTACTGTTGGTGTTACTGGTGTATTAGCAAGATTACCAAGAGTATCAGGAGTGACGGCGACTGGCGCAAGCTGCGCTGCCGGTACAGCAGCACCAAGACCCATATTAGCACCAAAGAAACCAGCTTTGTCGCCAAGTAACCCAGCTGCGTTGTGTGAGATAGAACCACCAACACCAGCCATACCAGCCATACCAGCACCACCAAAGGCACCGAGGCCAGCCATCAAGCCCTTCTTCAAGCTACCAGTACGTGCGAACTGACCTGCGCCTACGATACCAGCAGCAAGGGGAGCACCGACGCCAGTAGCCGCTAGGGCTGCGCCAAGAATAGTTGGGAGAAGTTTGCCAAGCCAGCCAGCTTCAGGCAGACCTGTTTGCGGGTTAATAGTAAGTGAGCCGCCATGTGCCATAGCCAGACCTTGAAGGCTGTTAACCTCGTCTGGTGTCATGTGGATAAGCATAGAGTCTTCGCCGCGACCTTGCGATCC